TTTTTTAAACTCATTAAACTTTTTATATATAGACATATTAAAACCTCTCTTGTTGTTAATATAAAAAGATTAGATTATTTTATTAATTTTGTAAACAATAAAAGCCCCTGGAATCCAACCGGCCATTCACCTGGTAACAGCGTTCGGGCCAGCGACCTGGCCGGGTAATTATGCAGACCTGGTAATTGCCTGTATGCGACCTGGTCTTTGCCTATTAGTTACCTGGTTTTTACGTATGTCCCCGACTACCCGGTTCCCGACCCCCGACCTGGATCCCGACCGGTCGCAGCGAACCCGACCCGACCCGACCTGGCTAGGACTTGGCTCTTCCCTGGCTAGGACTTTTAGAACCTAAACTTGAACTGCTGGTTCTAGTTTTGGTTTTACCTGGAATGTCTGATTTTTTTTCAGGGAGGGGGAGTGCCTCCACCCCCCTGGTTACTACCTTGATTTTCCCGACAACTGCCTAGAAAAAGTAAACCGAAGTAAACGGATGGTTTACGAGTCGACAACCTCAGAAGTGAAGGAAACATCGATAGTATTCTCTTCGGCTTGCTCTTGTAACTTTTTAAGTTCTTGAAGTACCTCTTCCCTAGACATCTGATCTATTTTGCCTGTCTTAATTTCTTTTTTATCTACCAATAAACCAGCAATTTGTAGACGTAATTTTTCAGCCCCGATTGAGGCATTGTAAGACCCCTCTTCAAAGGCTCTGTCTCTTATCTTCATAAGATCGTTCAATGATCTATCAGGGGTAATTCTAGCCCTTGATCTCATGTCATCTTGCATTTCAACAATCTTATCTGCAATATGTTTTCTTCTAATTAATCGATAGCCTTCTTGATTGGCATGAGTGTATCCAGCTAACCTGGCCGACTCTGTTTGAGAACAATTTTTCTTTACGTAGTACTCTACAAACTTCATCTCTTTTTCTGTCAGTTTGGCATTCAAACTATCAGGGTTTTTACTTAATGCTCTTACGTCTGCTTTTCTCTTATGCATCTCTCTATCCATTCAATAGGCCAGGGTGTTACTAGGTAAGTGGCCGGTTGTTTACTAGGTAATAAAACACTATAAATGATTGCTCACGTTTACTCAACTTTTTTACATTGTTAATTTAATAAATTATATATGGTGTGGGGGCTTTATGCCCCACCATACATATATATATATACATAAACCATAAACCTCTCTTAAAGTGTTGAAAATATTGAATAAAAAGGTTTATGGCACTTACCGTAAACCATAAACAAAAAAACCTTTAAAATGGCTAAATATAGCCAAAAGTGTTTTATATATGGCTATTTGTTTATGGCATAAACTTATAAACCATAAACCTTAGTTAATAAAATAAATTATAAAGTACTTGTTTATTAGTTAATTATGATGTACCGTTTACAAATAACAACAGAGGAGATTCTTATGAATAAATTAAAAAAATTAGGTAAAGGTCATTACGAGTATAAAGGCTATGAGATTTGTGATGCATTTGTTAGTAAGAACCATGACGGATCAGATGCTATGCTTTTCCATGAATATGATGGCATAAAAGACCACAAGGATATACAAGATTTAGTTACTTATTTTGGTGGTCGTTGGTACATTAGGTTTAATCCTGAAAATAATGACAAATACGATCTTAAAACAAATGAGTATGTTGAAAATCACCCTCAAACATATCGCCTAAGTGGAATTGAAAGAGATGAAAAGGGTAAGATTTGTTATTCAGATATTATTTTTTATTCTACCCTGGAGGACATCAAGTTAGAAATTGATGGTCTTGTTGAGTACGATAAAGAAATATTTATTAAAAATCATATCAATAAATTAAAAAGATTTGGATTTATAAGGGAGGAATTATAAATGAAGACTTTTAAACAAGAAACTTTAATAATGATCGACAGAAGTTATGTCGATTTTAGAGGCTGTGATTATGTCTTAAACAATAAGATTGATGACGATGGTTATGAGATCGAAGAAGACGGTGTAATTCACATTCAATTACTACCAACAGGCATTAAACGAGTAATTCAAAATTTGCGTTACGGAAAATATTCTGAAGGTTGGTCAAAGAATTTAGTAGATCATCTTGTTGAATTTATCAGAGATGATTTAAAAGGTGCTTTAACCATCACGCACGAAGATGATGCTTATGAAGATGTTATGTTCGACATTGTTCTTAATGAAGAGATCGATAACGAAGGCGAAGGAAGAATGTATCTTAAAGAACTTTGGAAGGCCCTGGAACAGCATAAAGAAAATGTTCTTTATGGTAATGGAGATTTAGATATAACAAAATATCGATCTGTAATTAGAAAAGCTAACAGAGTTTCAAATTATCATTTGAGGAGGGTAAAATAATGGCATCAGGAAAAATAATTCAACTAGCCAAACAAGAAGTGTTTAAAAATGATCATAATGTTGTTTTCGTCATCGATGTTTATAAACAACATCCAACTGCACATTGGGACAGTGAAGATGCAAAGAAATTTAACGTTCCCTGGATTAACGTAGAAAGTGTATGTGATTTTGACGACATAGTAGGAGAATCTTCGTATGGAACTCATGGTTACCAAATAACCATACAAGATAGTGGTGAACCATTTTACAGTGATTTTTATACAATGTGGGACGTGGAGTCTTGTTTAGAAAATGCCTATCAAGATATTAGGACTTATTGTAGTCCTTGTGGTGATAGTGGTTGGGTTTTATCTAATGACGAAGATTGGAATGAAGAAGTTCAAAAGTGTGATACTTGTAATGTATTTGACAATGATGAACACGCACAAGATATGCATCAACGTTACTTAGAAAATTGGGAGGTATAAATGGCTGAAAAACTTTATAGAGTAAGAATGCGTGAGACAAGATATTTTTATTTAGATGTAGAAGCTGAGAGCGAAGAAGAGGCTGAAGAAAAAGTATCAAATATGTGTCCTAAAGACGAAGATTGGTTACCTGAAGACAAAGAAGAAGATATTCATTGGGAGCAATCTGACACAGTTGAGTTAGGAGAAAGTTGTTACACATATGATATGCATAGAAATAAGGAGGAAGCATAATGGCTATTGAGAGTTGGAAGAAAAACTACGCAGATCTAAACCTACCACTTTCCTGGGAGAACAATGATTACGGCAATGATGAGTTACCAACATTTCAATTTGATGATGGTGAAACAATTTGGAATATCAATATCGATATGCCAACCCAAGAAGAAAGAGATGAACGTTGGGGTCTTAATAGTAATGTTAAAAGATTCTTTGTTAAAAGAGACGAAGACTATGCCTCAACAAATTGTTGGTTCTTTGAAACTAATAGTTTTGATGAGGTCAAAAAGTTTTGTATCAAAAAACAAATCGAAACTATTGCTAAAAAGTTTCATTGCGAAGTTGACGACATAATTGAGTGCATAAACACAGAATCAACAGAAAGCTTAATTTCTTCTTTAGAAGATATTACAGATCAATTAGTACGTGAAAAAATAACGGAAGAGAGTGCTATACAATTAATTCATAACATTTCAGATTATTACAAAGGGAGAAAATAATGAACGAAGAACACGAAAGAGAAATTAATCAATATTTTTTACATGAAGAAGAAAACCCAAGAAAGGCTATAGTCAGTGTAACTAATTCCCCTACCGATGATGGTATCTTTTACTACTCTGTAGATATTGTGGAGGAGGTTATTGATTATGGTGATGATGGTGCATTTAAAGAAGTAGATGTTGATTCAATTACAATGGTTATTGCGTGTGAAGAACGAGATAACAAAAAGACGAAACAAATCATTGAGGCAATTATCGAAACTTATGGTTTCCTGGAAGGTGGTACTGAATGGAATCATAGAAACCTTGGAGATAAATAATGGCTAAGTGGAAAGTAGGAATTAATTTTGAAGAAGGTATGTCTATAGAAATTGAGGCAGACAACGAGTTAGAAGCATTAAAGAAAGCATATACCTTAGTAGAGGATTATGGTGGCACGGAGTATCCTAAAGAGTACAAGCA